GGCGGCCCGCGCCGCAAGCGCTGCCCATCTTGCCGGGTGATGTTCACGCCAGCCCGTGCAGGCCAGGCTGTGTGCGGGGAGATTGAATGCGCCATCGCTCACGGTCAGTCGGATAAGGGCCGGGCCATCGCCGGAAAGGCTCTTGCCGAAGTGGGGCGTCGGGAGATCAAGGTTCGCAAGGAGGCTCTGAAAAGTCGTAGCGCCCACATGAAAGACACCCAGCAGGCGTTCAACGAGTGGGTGCGCTACCGCGATGCCTCACTGCCTTGCGTGAGTTGCGGCCGGCACCACGAAGGCAAGTACGACGCCGGGCATTACCGGACCGTCGGGAGTAACCCTGCGCTGCGCTTCGAGCCACTGAACTGCCACAAGCAGTGCGTTCCGTGCAATCAGCACAAGTCCGGCAACGTCGTTGAGTACCGGCTCGAGCTGGTGCGCCGGATCGGCATCGTGAACGTGGAATGGCTCGAAGGCCCTCATGAGCCCCAGAAGTACACCATCGAAGAATTGAAAGCCCTGACAGCCAAGTACCGGGCACTGACAAAAGAATTGAAGAGGGCTGCAGCATGAAAATCCACTCGGCACGTCAGGCGTGGCATGACTGCACCTACATTCCAGCGCCTGGCCAGTCCTCTGACGTTGTTCAGCTCGGCGTGGTAGTGCAGGGCACAGAGCGTGGGCCGACTGCCAACCACGCGATGCACAGTGCCTTGGCCGGTCATATACAGTCGGCAATCGCCAAGCTGCACCCGCAAGTACGCGTGTTTGGCGAGTACATGTATGCCGCCAACCGCGACGACGACATCAACGAGGCGGCAGAAGACGTGGTGTTCGGCATGGTCATGTCGAAGGCCAAGCGGATGACGGCCGGCAAGAGGGAGAAGCTGGAGTACGTGGTGAAGGGCGTGATGCGACGGTATCGCTACATGCACCAGGGCGGCCAGTCTGCCAATGACGATCCGCTGATCAAGCCAGAGGCTTTCCGTTCGTGGCTAATGGGGGAGTTCGGAGTGAGATTGGAATCCTGCGCGTGGGCGCGCGATTGGGAGCCGGTTATTCAGCTTTCGTTCGAGTGTTGCGAGGATCTTGATAGGATGGCGTTAAGCCCAATTGGGGCGGTGATTTATCAGATGAGGGAGGCAGCCTAAAATCATGGAAGGATTGCAATTTGCAGATGTACTAAAAATTGCGGCAGGAAGCGGTGTCGTAGCCGCCGTCGTCACCGCTTTGATCAATTTTTTTAAGGATCGCTGGCAAAGTAGGGAGCAGCGGCGATTCGATGCAGAGCTTCAAGCCATCCATTTGATTTCAAAGCTTGATGCGCTGGCAGCTCAATGCGCCAGAAATTACTGGGAGTTTTATAGTGGCTGGGCTGAGCACCTTCACCTTAATGAGTCGGGTGGCGCGCCCGGTTGCGTGAAGCCCGAGTTCAGCATTGATCCGGATGGTCTATCAAAAATAGATCGGGCACTGGCTTGCAGAATTGCCTGGATCGAAAATGATATCCGCCTTGGCTCAGATGGGATTCGTGCGCGCTGGGAGGTGTATCTGGACTCCGAAGATGCAGTGGAAGCGGATGCCGATTTGGTCGGATATTTTGGGTACGAAGCGCTTTCGATTTCTAAAGCGTTGCGTTTGCAATACAAACTGACTCACCAGGGCGCTCAATGGGGTATGCCGAGAATCGAAGCACAGCTAAAAAAGTGTTCTGAAGACGCTATGAAATTCTTCCAAGAACATGGTTGACTTCCCGCACGGCTGAGCGCACTATTTTGCCATATTGAGTATTTTGCCTACGGCAAGTCGCTCAGGAAACATCGAAAGCCCGGACTAAAAGCCGGGCTTTTTTTGTGTCCAGATTTCCTCTATGCCCTCCATGCCTCTCGCCTCGGCGATGCACCACTTGAGAGGGACTCTTTCGTACCTCGTACCTTATTGGCCACCCTAACGGCCCTTTTTATTCCGGAGTAAAGATGGACCCAACCGACCTCGGCCCAGGCACAGCTACCTGGCTGGGCGGTACGGGCACAATCCTATTGGGCGGCTTCCTTTGGCTGAGGAAATTCCTCTCCAGGGATGCGACCGACCGCGCCATGGACAACGCCGATATCGGCACAGTCCGACGGCTCAACGAACTGCTCGACTCGGAACGCCTAGCGCGCAAAGAGGCCGAGGCTCGGGCTGACCAGTTCGCCAAAGAACGCAACGAGCTGGCTGCCGCTGTCGGCCGGATGGAAGGGAAGATTGAAGCCCTGACCAGCCAGGTATCCCAGCTCACAGAAAAGGTGACTACCCAAAGCGCTGAGATCGCTCGTCTGCGTGCACAGCTCGGAGGTATCAACTGATGGAAAGATGCTCGATGGAATTCATCGCTCGCCACTGGTGGCGTCGCCTGGAAGTGTGGGTGATTGCCTCGCTGCTGGTAACAGGCTCGTTCGCGCTGGGCTTTGGTGCTTCTCAATGGTCGCTGGCAAGCTGGTACAGCGCCCAGGTTGCCGAAGTTCGCCGGGGTTATGACGAGGCCACCATTCAGCGCGACATGCGTCTGAACAAGCTGGCCAAAACCGCGACCGATGCAGCCGGAAAGGTTGAGGACGCAGCGGGGAAGGCCACGGAAGCCGCAAACGTGGCCAGCAAGGCCGCCGACAAGGTTAACGAGGCAGTAGAGCGGCAAGCGCCGTAGAGCTTCGTATAGCCATTTCTAGAAGAAGAAAAAGAAAAGCCCCGACATTGTTCGGGGCTTTTGCGTTGTAGCGAAAAAAGAGAGGGCGACTCCAGAGGGTGCTGTAACACCCAACGGAGCCGCCAGATCGCAGACTGTACCTGCAAGCCAGCCAAGGCCCTCACTGCTCGCGCGAGCGGGGCGGAGCCTAGCAGAAAACCAAAAGGCTTTGCAGATGTTGAAAGAATTCAGATGTGGACAGTGCAAAAGACTTCTTGCCCGAGTGGGCGAGAAAACCGAGCTCCAGATCAAATGTTCCCGATGCGGGACGTTGAATCATGTGAAGGCCCCGAGCCTCGAGCTATCGCCTTTGAGCGACATGAAAGCGGAATCCTCCGCGACAAATCATTCGACTTATAGGTGATAAAATGGCTACAAGAACACGTACTCCTTTTAACGGCAGCGGAACCTCCATTCTGCCCGCATACCAAACTATGACTGCTGGGCAGTTTCTCCTTTCGCCGAACGGCCGTTTCCGGCTGACGCTGCAGGCCGATGGGAATTTGGTGCTACAAGACAATGGCACAGTGGTTTGGGTTGCCGACGACAAGCAGCCGTACAGCTCGACGTTGCCTCTGCGCTACAACGTGCCACCGCAGTTCTATGTTCAATACGGCGCTTTTCTGGATGACCCTATTCGGTCCCGCAACTGGATAACGAATAATTCCACCTTCACTAGCGACGACCAATGGAATCGAACTCACCTGAGTTTGCAGGATGACGGGAATATCGTGCTCCTCGATTCGCTAGCGATCTGGAACGGTACGCCTTCTATCCCGATGGTTCCTGGCGCAAATTCGTCCGTGATTTTCTCGGGACCAACTGAGCTGACACAAGGTGTGTCGTACGTCGCTGGCGACGGCTTCCTGATCTTCCAGGGCGATGGAAACGTCGTGAACTACGGTCCGAATGGGACTGTACGGTGGGCGAGCTACACCCAAAACAAGGGTGCTGTGAAAGCCGTCTTCCAAGCGGATGGAAACTTCGTAATTTACGCGGCGAATAACCAACCTCTTTGGAACTCCGGTACAGCAGGAAATCCTACTGCCGTCCTTCGTTTGCAGCCGAACGGTGGGCTAGCTGTAGTCAAGGATACGCCCGTTTGGGCTCGATTCGGTTTCCAGCCAACCTATCGTCCGATCCGTGTGTTCGATGCCAACTCTTTCAAGACATTCGACATTTGGACCTGGAAGGTGAACAACGACCCTTTGTAAGTTGAAGTGACATTGGCATGAATGTCAAAAGGGAGTATTAGCGGATCGACACCCGTGAATAATCCCTGTAGGTGTTACAGGTCCGTCGGTTGGCGGGCCTGTGACCCAACACAAACTGCTCTATCTTGGAAATGGATTCATCTCAACTCAAAGCATTTACTCAAGGTTATCCGGGGTGAGATAGATGACACGACCAATACCCTCAATCTCAATACTTGAGAGTACAGAATTCAGTACCCGGCTTACGCCCGCTCCAGAGGTATGGGAGTGGCTCCAAGTCGAAATCCTGTCCGATACGGGAAGCATACACAACGCAGATCATGCCCATTTAATAGATGCTGACATCTGCATCATGTGGGCCTCGTCCAGCTTCGAAAAGCAGGGTCGGCGCGTTCTGGGCCAAGCCGAAAAGGTCGCCTTCCGTGCTGGTGGGTGGCAGAAGGCTCGGATGGAACAGCAGATGCGCGACTGGTTCGGCGACATCCCGGACTTCATCATCACCCTTGCTGCAGACTACTGCGCCACCTGTAGTGATGCAGACTTCTGCGCGCTGGTAGAACATGAGCTTTACCACCTGGCGCAGGCGACTGATCAATACGGTCAGCCGGCCTTCACTAAAGAAGGTGCGCCCAGGCTGAAGCTGCAAGGCCACGACGTCGAAGAATTCGTCGGTGTGGTCCGTCGCTATGGCGCAAGCCCAGACGTTCAGCTGTTGGTCGACGCTGCAAACAAGCCTGCTGAGGTAGGTAAATTGAATATATCGAGGGCCTGCGGAACCTGTCTGCTCAAGTCGGCCTGAAATTTGACAGGCATTAGACGGAATCCAACCTATGGCAGCCCTGAAGCATGAGGTGAAGAGCTTCATCGTTCAGGCGTTGGCTTGTTTCGACACTCCCTCGCAAGTCGTAGAGCAGGTCAAACAAGAATTCGATATCCAGATATCCCGTCAGCAGTGTGAGTCGCACGACCCAACCAAACGCGCTGGAGCAACCCTTGCGGCCAGGTGGGTGACGCTTTTCCACGACACGCGCAAGCGTTTCCGAGAAGACACGGCAGAGATTCCGATCGCCAACCGGGCCTATCGGCTTCGCGCCCTCGGCAGGATCGTTGAGAAGGCCGAAGGTATGCGCAACCTTGCGCTGGCCCTCCAGGTGCTGGAACAGGCCGCCAAAGAATCCGGCGATATGTACGTCAACCGCCACCGCAAGGATGAGCCGGGCGACGAGCCAGCGATTCCGACTCGCATCCAGGTCGATGTAGTGGACGCGAGGAAGCATGATGCCCAGCCTTAACGTCCCGCAATCGAAATTTCTGCTGCTGCCCCACAAGTTTCGTGCATTCGTGGCCGGTTTCGGCTCTGGGAAGACCTGGGTCGGCTGCTCGGCGCTGAGCAAGCACTTCATGGAGTGGCCGGGTGTCAACGCCGGTTACTTCGCGCCGACTTACCCGCAGATACGGGACATCTTCTATCCGACGATGGAGGAGGTGGCTTACGAGTGGGGCCTGAAGACAAAGATCAATCAGGCGAACCATGAAGTTCACATCTACAGCGGTCGGCAGTATCGCGGCACCGTGATCTGTCGCTCGATGGAGAAGCCACAGACCATTGTCGGCTTCAAGGTCGGACACGCCCTGGTCGATGAGCTGGACGTTC